AAGTCAACTTGCGGCTCTCGCGTTTCTTGCGGGGCTTCTTGTTGGCGGCCTTCAAGACCTCGTTCGGTTCGAGGGCGTTCGTCGCCGCCCCTCCCTGCGTGTTCACCTGCACTTCTTCCATCACGCCACCCCCATGTTCTTGAGCGCAATGATGGCGCAAGTCAACTGCGCACAGTTCAGGAGCAGGTTGTGCGTCCTGACACACACCTCCCCTCCCCTGTCGCGCCTGTTCTGGTACTCCTTCGCCTTGGCTCTCAAGGCGTTGCGCTTCTCCGTCAACGCCGCGATAGCCTGTCCGATGGCATATCGTGCCATGTCCTACCTCGCTTTCTTCTTGTTGTTTGCTTGTTTCGCCCTACTGGGGCATCGTCAGTCACGCGCTTTTTTAGCGTGAGACAAGCGTTTTCCCGCGTCAAAAACACGGAAGACACGCGTCAAGGGGCTTTTCACACTCCTTGACGCGCGTCAACCGTATATCATGCTCAATCTTGGACGCATTTTGGACAATTACGCGGCCTTCTTCATCTCCTCAATCATGCGCTTGAGCGTCGCAACCTCGTCTTCGAGTTCCGCCTTCGTGGGCTTGCGCTTCTTCTCGCCGCCCTCGCCCTCGTCCTTCGCGCTCGCCTTGCCGAACTTCTCGCGATACTTCAACCCAGCCGCGACCGCATCCTCCCGCGTCTTGAACTCGCCGCGTATCTTCATACCGTGTTCGTACCCCACGTCGGACACGAGGCGCAACCCCTTCCCGTCCTTGCAGGACACAAGCACCGCCCATGCTCCCACTTTGCGGTCGTGCAAGTCCTTGAGAGTGCCCACCGCACCCCTCGACTGCACCCTAAAGTACGCCACTTCGGGCAGTTTGTTGTAATTCACCTTCGACGCCGCCCCCATTTGGGTGCAGTTGTCCACGGTGCTGTTCTCGTTGTATGTCGGCATAGTATGCCTCCCTTTCTGTTTTTCGTGTTTCGCCGTTCTGCGGCTCGTCAGTCATGCGCTTTTGAGCATGAGACACGAAACGCGGCGCAATCATGGACGACTTGCGCCGCGTTGGGTAATCCTTCCCTGAAAACGAGAGTTTACGCGCCGCCTCGCTGGGCGTGTGTGGAATGTAGAGAGCATACCCGACCCGAGGGACAATATACTTGAATGTCGCTACACTCCGCGCCTTGCAACTTGACGCGCTTCCCATTTTCCGCCTACATAGGTTATTCGTCGCGCCTATGGTGTGCAATGCACCCATTTCTCGCTATTCCCTACGCTGTCGCATATGCTATCATCGCTTGCATGGCTATCTCAAGCCGTGCCGCTCTTCCATATGCGCACCCCTATTCAATACGGTATTATTCGCGCCGTATTCCGCACCGTTCCGCGTATGTAGATACCCTTTTCGGGTGAGTTCCGTATATCTACCGCGTTGCGTTCGCCGTTGTCGATTTCCGCGCATTGTGCCGCGTTTCGGCGTTCGCGTTTCAGTTGTCAAAGAGCGTGCTCGGCGAACCGAACGCCTATGTAAATCAATGCAAACAAATCCGCTCACTCATCGCCGCACCCCCGTTTTTATTGGGGTTTTCGCACATTCAACTTTTTTTCACGTGGAGCATTCAGCACAAAACCCCGCCTTTGGCGCGGTGTCACATAGCGACGAATTTCGGCGTATGGAACAACGCGCAACGCGTCACACGCACACGCCACGCACCCACGCGACGCACGCCAGCGCACACGAGCGCACGCCAACGCGCCAACGCACGCGCCAACGCACGCACATGCACACCCGTGCGCCCACACACGAGCGCACACACGCGTCACGCACGCACACGCATGCACACGCACGCGCGAGGGCCCCCTGCCGACCACATCGACGCCAATCGGGAACCGTCGGCACTTCTGCGCGCGCTCCAAGTGCAATGCAATCGTCGCGTCTGCATCCGTGGTGCAACATGAAGCGAGCGATGCAGAGCGAGGGGTGACGAATCAGAAGCGAATAACACAGGGGACGAGGTGACTGCGAAGCGTAATGAATGGGGGTATTATAGGGGGGCAAGGTATTGTTTGTCAAGTAAAAAAAATCTACAAGGGTGTTGATAAGATGTGATAGGGGAGAGTTTGAGAGGGGGTGGGCTGAAAAAATATAAAATAAGATGTGGAAATTTTTTTGGCGTGCGAGGGGTAAAGTTGGCGTGAGGAGGGTGTTTGCGAAGGGTTGGAATCGCTTTCGCTTGAGTGTTGATTTTGGCGTGTGAGGTGTGGTATAATTTGCGGCGTTCGCGGCACTCGGTATGCGAGGGTGGACTAGGCCGCCGTAGCACGGGGTGGTAGCCGGGGAGAGGTGGACTTGATAGCCGGGCGTTGGTTCTTCATTGGCTCGGTGAAGTTGGAAGCCGACCCTGCCGGGTGCATGCGGACTTGAAAAAAGTTTTGGGGAGGGGTATTGACTTTGCAGATGGGTTGTGGTATATTACGCGGTGTTGACGGGGCATAGTGCCTTGTCGCGGACAACTTAAAACAGGAGAAGGTCATGGGCGGACATTCGAGTGGGCCGAGTGCTTATGAGATTCAGGCGCAACAGAAGGCGGCTGAAGAGGCGGAGGCGAAGCGAATCGCGGAGGAGAAGGCGAGGGAAGTCGCCAAGGCCAATGCGAACGCGGCCAACGCGGAGACCACAGGCGGCGAAGGCTCGAAGATGGACGGCGCGTTGAGCAAGGCGAAGCAGAAGAAGGGCGCGACGCTTGCGGGAGAGGGCGCGCAGACCTTCGGTGCGAACGGCAACCTCGGAGGTTAAGTCGTCATGGGAATGACTGCGGCACTTGTGACTATGGCCGTCGGCACTGCTGTTGCGGCAGGTGCGGGGGTTTACTCCGCAGTAGATTCGCATCAGGCGGCGAAGGCGAGCGAGAAGGCGGCGAAGGAGAACGCCCTTGCGCAGGCCGGAATACAGGGTGCGGCGGCGGCCAAGGAGGACGCGCTCCGTCAGGCGGCGGAGGCTGGGAAGGCGAAGGAGGCGCAGAACCTCGACGCCATGAACCTTGAGAAGAAGAAGAAGCGCGGCGTCAAGAGTTCGTACACGGCGACTGGTGCTGGCGCGGGTAATCTTCAGGGGACTACGCTGACGCCGATTGGCGGGGGCGAGGGTTCGACTGCGATAGCGGCGGTGTGAAGATGAAGAGACTGGTTGCCATAGTTGCGCTTGCGTTGGCGTGCGGGGGTTGCATGAACTGCTACTTCCGCGCTCCGTGGACGCGAGGGAAGATTGAAGGTTGCTACCAGTCGGCGAGGTACATGGCCGGGATGACGGTGATTGCGTCGTTCCCGCAGTGCATGAGCGACTGTCCGGGAGACGGCGGGTTCCGCTGGGAGAACTGCTTTACAATACCGTTCCTCGGACTTCCGTGCTTTGTTGACACCGCTTGCGAGGCGTGCCTCGACACAGTTTTTCTTCCGGCGGACTGGATAATGTCAGAAGTCAGGGAGGAGGACTGACATGGGCGGCATGGCGAACGAGATTAGGAAGCGTTGCGAGGCCACGGTCAAGCCGATGGTTCAGGAGTTCGACGACATCAAGGGCGAACTGCGCGACATAGCGGAGAACATCTACCCGCTCGCCAAGAGGACGCTGGCCGAGGAGGTCGAGCAGGTGGGCCACAGGTCGGAGAAGCACAACGACGACAAGGTTCTGAACACTACGCCGTTCGAGGCGTTGAGGAAGGGTAGCGCGGGGTTCTTGGTGAACCTGATGAACCCGGCGATGAAGTGGTTTCACCTTGAGCCGTTCAGGTGGGCGGCGGAGAATCAGGAGGAGGACGACGGGCAGTCCTCGACGAGCGAGTACCTTGAGAGGCTTGAGGGCTTCATCTTCGACATGATGTCGAAGGGCGGCAGTTATAAGGCCTACAAGAAGATGTTTGAGCATCTGCTGTCGTTCGGGTTCGGTTGCATCATCGTGAGGGAAGACCCGAAGTTCGTGGCGGTGGCGGAGTGCCTGCCCGTCGGGACGTATGCTCTTGGCGTGGACGACAGGGGCAAGGTCATCCGCGTCAACCGCAGGTTCGCTATGACGGCGGAGGAACTCGTGAGGGAGTTCGGAGGCGGCGAGAAGGGCCTTGACGCGCTTCCGCAGGACGTGATTTCGGCTTGGAAGAACGGGAACAACGGCAAGGACGGCAACTACGTTGTCGAGTGCCTCATAGAGCCTAACACGCCGACGTTCGCGTGCGGTAGCAACGAGAAGTTGGACTACGGAATACCGAAGTCGATGGAGTACAGGAGCATCTACTGGCTCAAGGGCCGTAGCGGTATCGGTACAACGACGGACGGGTACTCCGGGGTGCTTCGCGTCAGCGGCTATCGGTTCAACCCCATCGTCGCGCCAAGGCTCGACTGCGAACTTGGCGGCATCTACGGCAGGGGCAGGGGGCATGACGCGCTCAACTCGTGCCGCGCATTGCAGGCGTTGATGTTCGACGAACTGGAAATCTCCAGCAACCGCGCCGAGCCGCCGTTGCTCGCGTCAAACGACTTGAGGGAAGAGGGCCTTGACCTGTCTCGCGGAGCGGTGACGTACACCAACATGGGCGAGCAGAGGTCTGACCTCGTGACGCCGATTCTCACCAACCCTCCGACGAGCGACGAGACGCGCAAGACGGCGATGGAGTTCGAGCAGAGAATCAAGGAGTGCTTCTTCCTCGGAGAGTTCGCCACCATTGATTCGCTCAAGATGGTGAACGCGGGGGACAAGCGGACTGCGGCGGAAATTGAGGCGTTGAAGAGCGAGAACATGCTCCAGTTGGGCGGCATCGTGCTGAACCTCGAAGACGAACTCCTCGACCCCGTTGTGAACGTCTTTGTCGCGTATGCGCTCAAGAGCAAGGTCGTGAAGTTGAACGGCGAGGTTCCGAAGTTCGCAAAGGGCGAACTCGTGCCGCGCTACATCGGCAACTTGCAGTTGGCGCAGAGGACGCAGGAACTGGCTTCGATGGACGGCTCGCTGAACTTCGCTATGGGCATAGCGGGGAACGGCACGAAACTCAACATCCCAGCCGCCGCGCAGGTTCTCGACAACTTCGACTTCGACAAGATTGTCCGCGCTCGCCACAAGATTGTCGGCGCAAGCGACACGGGGCTTCTGTCGAGCGAGCAGGTCGGCAAGATTCGCGGCGAACGCCAGAGGCAGATGCAGGCGGCGCAGGACGAGCAGGAGAAGGCTCGTCAGGCGGAGATTGAACTCCAGAAGATGAAGGCCGCCGCGCAGAGCGGAAGGGCGATGGAGAGCCAGATGAGGGCCGGACAGTTGGGCGGCGACATGGTTGCCGCGATGGGAGGATATGACTGATGGCTGGGCGTGACAGGACAAGCCTTCTCGAAAGGGCGGACGAGCAGTTGAAGGCGGAGCAGGAGCGGACGCGGTTGCGCGACCGCGCAAACTCGCTCCTGTCCTACGAGCCGTTCGTCGATTGGGCCGGGGAACTCATGGCGAAGGTCGGGTTCTTCGGAGAGGGCAGGGAACTGACGCCCTACCAGCAGGGATGTCGCGGACGCATCGTGCAGGAAATCGAGAAACTGTGCGAGCAGGGCGACAACGGAGCGGATTTCTTGGCGCGGGTCTTCAAGGAGAAGGTGCTTGCGCCAAGGACACGGAAACAATAAAGGCACGGAGAAAAAACATGAGCAGACTAATGTTCGGATTGGGAGGTGGCTATGGAACCAACTTCCTCATGGCCCCGGAAGGGGGAGCGGGAGGAGAAGGCGGTGGAGGCGGCGGCGGCTCTGCTGGGACTGGCGGTGGCGGTTCTGGTGGTGGCGGCGCAGGCGGTGACGGTGGTGCGGGAGGCACTGGCGGAGGAGAAGGCGGTGCAGGCACTGGCGGTGGCGGCGGCACGTTCAGCGGACAGGGCGGCGAAGGCGGCGGAGCCGGAGACGCCACGAAGGGCGGTGCGCTCGGAGGAGCCGGAAACGGCGGAGCCGGAGCAGGCGAAATCGACTGGGACAAGATTACCGACGACGAATACTTCGGCAAGGTAGAACTCCCCACGGTCGAGGGCGTCAACATCAACGCCGACCACATCAAGAAGACCTATGGTGAGTTCCTGCGCAAGCACCACATCTCGCCGGAGGCCGTCAAGGACTACCTCGCAATGGAGGGGGCCACGTTCAAGAAGGCCTACGACGCCGCCAAGGAGAAGGAGGCGGCGGAGACGAAGGCCGTCAAGGAGAACTTCGACGCGCAGGGCGAGGCACTCAAGAAGAACTTTTCGGAGGCGCAGATTGAGACCGCCGTCGGCGCGCTCTCGACGTTCGCCGACGACAAGGACTTCATGCAGATTGCCACGACGAACCTGTCGAACAACTCAACGCTCGTCAAACTCCTGCTCAACTGGGCCGAACACCACAAGGTTGACGGCACGACTGGCGCGGGGCAGGGGCAGGGCGGCGGAGGCCTGTCCGGGTTCGCCGAGAGGTGGACTGGAAAGAAAATCTAAAAAATTTGGAAAAGGGTATTGCATCGTGAGACCGTCTCGTGATATAATACACACCAAAGCACGGAAAAGCGGAAGACGTCACCAGACCGCTCGTTCTTCTGGCGACAACAGAAATGAAGGAAGGATGAACCTATGGTAATCGACCAGGGTGCATTTACGCTGCGGGATGTTGCCGCCCGAATGGACAAGTCGGGTGAGAAGTTCAACAGCGACATGGTGAACCTCGTCTATGAGACGAATCCGCTTTTGCAGGATTTGCCCGTTGTCGAGGCAAACGACGGCTCCTCGAACATCACGACCTATCGTGTTGCTCTCCCGGAGGCGAAGTTCACGGGCTACCGCGAAGGCGTCAAGCCCAGCAAGGGAGGCGTGACGAGCGTCCGCAACACTGCGGCGCACATGGACGCCATCATCGAGATGTCCCAGCGCGAGTGGGACGAGGCCCCCGACAAGAACGCGTTTCTCGCTGACGCGGCCCTCGACCAGATTGAGGCGATGAACCAGAAGCAGTCCCGCGAGATGATTTACGGCAGTCTTGCCAAGAACGTCCGTGGCTACAACGGCTTCTTCGCCCATCAGGAGAAGTGCGGCTTCACCATCGGCGGAACCGTCATCGAGACCGACGACAAGAAGCCGTCGTTCTACATCTTCAACGCTGGCGGCGACTTCACGCTCGGCGACCTTGACGCGCAGGGCCGCGCCACGTCCATCACGGCGCAGGCCGTCGATTCGATGAGCGCGACGAACCTCCGCTCCATCGGTCTCGTCGGCGTCGGCACCCGTACCGTTCGCGGCTTCTACCCGCGCGGCACGACCGCTGGCATCAAGAAGGGCCAGTGGAAGGAGCATGAGACGCTAATGGACGAGAACGGCGGCAAGTACGAAGGTTGCTCGCAGTTCCTGTCTTGGGACTTCGGCCTCGACATCCGCGACTGGCGTTATGCCGGGTGGATTCGGAACCTTGACGTGACCGCGCTTGAGAAGCGTGGCGCGGAGCATTACATCAAGGAGATGCTCCGCCGCCTCGTGACCCGCGTCGGCGGCGGCAAGCAGGACGGCGCGAAGTGGCAGTGGGTCATGCCGCTCATGGTGTTCGAGGGCCTCCAGACGGTCTTCGAGCGTCTGACGATGAACAACGCCATCCAGTACGCGCAGATTCAGGATGTCCTCCAGCCTGTCCTCTGGGGCAAGCGGGTCGTCATCATGGACTGCATGAACACGGCGGAGACCGCTCTGCCCGTGCAGTCCTAACCGTGAGGCTGGCGGGGCGCGTCAAGGCTTGGCGCGTTCCGCTGGCCGCACAGAAATCTCAAACAGGAAGGAATACGACAGATGAAAATCCACAAGGATTTGATGACGCACGACGGGAAGTCCCTCGTCCAGAACAAACTGGACGCCACGCTCGTCGGCAAGTTGATTGACCTCGGTTTCAACGGGGACTTCGACCACAAGAATCCGTCTTGGAACATGCTCTTCTTCCAGACCGACGGAGGCTCCGGCGACGCCAACGCCTCCCTCGTCGTGACGATGAACGTGTACTCCGGGCAGACGGTTTCCGGCGCGAACAACGCGGCCAAGGCCGCTTCGCTCGTGGATGCGGCGAACCTCATCGGCTCCGTGGTCGTTCCGCTCTCGCTCATCAAGAGCGGCGGCGTGTTCGGCATCAAGATGCCGACTGGCCTCAAGCGGTACTTCACCATCAACTTCACGGTGAGCAACCACTCCCTCGGCACGACTGCGCCGAAGGTTTCGGCTGGCATCACCGACGAGGTTGACACCGACCTCCGTCTCGACTGGACGAACTACAAGGCGGCCACTGGCACGTCTGCGGTTCGCCAGCGTAGCCAGAACGTCGGCGCGGCCATCGCCGGAAGTGGCGATTCCGCCCTTTAAGGCGGCGTAGCCACTGCGCAAGAACTTCACCTGCGGCATTGGTGTCGGTTTCCGTGCCGCCAGTGTCGCAGGTGGATTCTTTTGAAGAACCACCATGCACGGACAATGGAGAACGCAGATGAGCAAGAACAAGGAAGAGACCCCCGCACCCGCTCCGGCAGAGGACAAGCCGAAGGAGCCGGAGGTACCCAAGGAGACTCCCAATGAGGAGACGAAGCCCGTTGACGTGAAGCGCACTTGGCGCGCCAAGATGAACTGCCAGATGCCCACGCGGGACTTCTTGAAGAACGAGACAATCGAACTGCTCGACAGCGAGGTCACTCCCCGCCACCGCGCACTGTTCGAGTGCCTCACGCCGGAGCAGGCGGAGCCGAAGAAGGCAGACCCCGACCTGTCGGTCATGGTCGCTCGCCTCAAGGCGGCGAAGATTCCGATGAAGAAGAACATCACGGACAAGGAAGTCCGCGAACTCTTCGACAAGTTCCTCGGAAGCGGCGCGACCGCCGGGCAGATTTCCGGCGACGCCAAGTAAGGAGCGCAAGCGATGAATGGGATAACAGTCACCATAAACGACAGGACAAAGGCGGCGACGTGCCGCGAGACCGTCGCCCTTTGCGCCAAGTACAGGGTGACTGTTTCCCCTGCTCTCGAAGGGAACGGGTTTCTCGTTCTGCACAGGCGTCACGTTGGACACGGCGCGCCGGACGGCAGGCAGGTGTTCATAGGGGGCGACAAGGTTGTCGATTCCGTGAACAAGTGGGACATGAACGAGGTGTACGCCGTCGTCAATCTCACGACCGAAACTGCGGATGACGGCACTAAGACGACTGGCGGAGAACTCGACCTTCGGTACAAGAACATCTGTCAGGACTTCATCGAGAAGCACGGGGCAGGGGCGAATGCCCCGCTCGTGTTCGCAATCTACGACACCGACGGCGGAGGGCTTGCCGGAGAGGGCGAGTTTGACGTGAAGGTGGTGGAGCCGTACTACATCAGCGAAGACCAAGACCTCACCATGTTCGTGGGGCCTCGCGGTTCGAGCGTGACCGGGGTGCGTCTCGTGGGCGTTGACGGGTCTGGAAACTACGTTTACGAGTTCCAGTTCTCCGACGGCACGAGGCACAACCTCACGTGTCCTCGC